ATCTATCAAGTATTTGATATTTTTGATTTACATTATAATCTAAATTCTGTGCTTCAGCAGGAGTTAAAACATTATTGCTGTTTTTTAAATTAGATGTTGGATAATCTTCTCCATACAAAGAATTTACTCCAACTTCTATATCGTCAATAAACTCTTCCATTTGAGGATATAGGTCTAAAACTTGCTGCCTGGTTAAAAAAGTAGACAATATCATTCCTGATGCATCATTAAAAAATCTATCTCTTGATGCTGGGTCTACATATACTCTAAAAGGGTCTACGTGCGTATACTTAACTTCACCTCTTCCATAATCTGCCTCAGGGTCTACGTATACATACATATATCCCAGTCCAGTAACAGCATAATCATGAACAACTTGCTTAAAGGTACTATCTCCATTTGAGATATCCCATACATACTCAAGTATTGTTCTCCATACATTAGCTAGTTTGTTATCAGAGTCTTCTCTTGCGATAACAGAAAATCTTGCTGGTCTTGCTGTAAGCAATGATTTTAATTTATCAACAGCTGCATATACTCTATCAATAACAAAGTCAGCTTGCCCTACCGCTTGTAGTGCATCTGATTCTTCGTTACTATAATGATTTCCTAGAGTAAAATCTACTGCATTTCTTGCTTCAGCGTCCCATTGTTCTCTTGCGTCTCTCCAACGCCTAAACAATTCTTTTGAAATCTGAGGCTTTGATTTGTTTTCGTCGTAATTAGCCATAAACTCCCAATTCGGTTTTTAGTCTAAAAATAACTAATTTTATCTCTTAAAGTCAAGTAAAATTTATATTTTTTGTCCAGTAATCCAATTAATTGTTCTATTAGCAAGACTTTTTTCTCTATTTTCTAATCTTTCTTCTAGTTTGCTAATTTCTACAGCTCCACTCTTAGGAGGTTTTGCTGTAGTTACTGCATACCACAAACCATCAAGAAGGTCATCATTTCTGCCTTTAGGAAACTCAAACATTTCATCTACTAAGTCTTGATGTTCTTTTTTAATAAAAAGTTTTCTTCCATTTACTATTGGGCATAACAATGTTTCTAGCCTGTCTTCTTTTTTTATTCCTCCGGGAGGCCTTACTCCCTGGGAAAGACCTGGAGCTAATTTCCTATCAGAACCAGCCAGTTTATTAACGTGGTCTTTAATTAATCCTTGAGCTCCAACTTTTTCAACATTAACTCTTCTAACTGGATGATATTGTCTTGCTACCTCTATTATTCTTTTCGGCATATCATACAAAGGAGAGTGTTCTCTATAGTAATCAATTAAATAAATATTTCTATCGCTATCAATTCCTATTGTAACAATAACTTGATAGTCGCTTCTAGCGTTTGCTTCATAAGCTAAATCAACTCCAACATATACGTTGACAGGTATAGCAGACTCATCAATCATCATATAATTAAATCCATTTCTTTCTTCTATGTGTCCTCTGTAATTATTAATTCTATCTATTTTGAATTTAGCACTTTCCAAATCTCTTGCTTCGTTCATATATTCTTGAGCAAACTTGTGTACAAGTCCCATATCTGAGAATCTAGATTTTATGTCATCTAGCTTTTTCTTTGTAAAATAATTTGGCCACAAAGGAATTCCGTCAACCATAGCTTTTTTATAAAGAACTGTCCACGGAGACTTTCTTCCTTCTTTTTCAGCATCCAGCCATCCATCATATACTCCTTGCAAGAAAGAATCATAATGAACTATTGTTCCAATTAACCAAATAGAACCTTCTTGTTCTTTAGAATTTTCTAAAGCAGGCTCTACGGTAGACATAACCCATTCCTTGATTTCTCTTCTTCTGTCTGGAGTTTTTGTATTTAACTCAGACTCAAAGTCATCAAGAATAATATTTGTATATCTAAGACCTAATTGAGAACGACCACGTAAACGCTGACTTGTACCTTTAGCAATAATCCTATCTCCTCTAGCTGTAGTAAATTCCTTCTCAGTCCATTTACTGCCTTTTAAATCCCCAAAATAATATTGTAAAGCAGGATTAATATCGATGTGATTTTGAATGTACTTGATGTGGTCGATAGCCTGAGATTGTTCTTCTGAAACCCAAGCAATAAATTGTTTTTTATCGGGAGGAGAAAAATATAACTGATATAACAGAGCTGTTTTTGCCAATGTAGACTTTGCGTGACCACGAGGAAGTATTATACAAGCTCTTTTTTCATCTCCTAAAAGAAGGTCGCTTAACTCATATTGATAAGGAGCTGGGCTAGATTTCATAAAGTCTTCAGGTAAAAACATCTGACCAAAAGTAATTATATCTTTTTTAGCTAACTCCAAAGCTCTTTCTTTTTGAGATAAGTCTGGAGGTATTATATTAAAAGCTTCAGGCTTCTTGGTATTCTTTTTCATATACTCTATCAAGCATTACTAGTGTTTTCTTAGAATGCCAATCTCCTTCTGGTACTTCTGTAAAAGACTTAGCGCTTTGCCACAACTGAGGTCCTGCTACATATATCCAAGCTTTTTCTATTTTTCCATTATCTAAAGCAATAGGAACTGTTGTTCTTATATATAGACCATTATCTACACCTTCATATTCATCATACATATTTAGGTCTTCTTCGGTAACATCCATCATTTCTACAACAGCGCCTTTTCCTTTTTCGTTTTTAATTACAGCTGGAAAAGATTCCGTCCCAGGAAAAACTAAGCTAAAACCCTCTAACTTTCCCTTTTCAGGATACCCTCTTCTCAGAGTTCCATATACAGCCAATCTCATTAAGCATACCCTATTGTTCTCGGTATACCTAGGTTTATTACTTCAAAGCTAGGAGAATATATTGTTAAGCAATTTATGCACTTAACAGCTGTTGCATCTTTTTTTGATACATCCCAAACAAAAACTCCAGTATTAATGAGTTTGTGAGAACATATGTGACATCTATTCTTTTTTGCTATCGATTTTAACTTCTTGAAGTTTTTTGACTTCGGGTCCCTGAATTGCATTCAATTGCTCCTTCGTAAATCCCTGAAACAATGTAATAGATTCTGATTTCTTTTCTGTGTCCATCATTCCGGATATTTTCATTAAAGTGTTTAGTGCAGATAATTTATCTCTATCTGTAGAGCCTTTCTTATCTATTATACTCCTCATCTCTTCTAGTAAATATAAAGGAGTTATTTCTGCTTCGTTTAAAACTTTGTCTATTTCTTCTCTAATCAAATTTTTTACCCTGTCTGTTTTTAGCAACAGTTTTGCTTGAGATTCTGCATATGACTTTTTCTTACTAGGAAATGCACTCATATATGCTTCTACTACGTCATCTCCTTTTGCTACATACTTAGCAAATAAGAATTCTTTTTCCGTTGCTTTAGTTCTTTCTTTCTTACGTACCGAGGGAGATTTTCCATCTTTTGCGAAGGTGTGCATATTAGTGCGCATTTCTCCCTCCATAGTAACGTTTGGACCACAAACGAAAGAACCTATTATAGTTCTTACAAATGTAGTCTCTTTTTTTCTGTTAGGATTTTTTAAAATACCAACATACAGCACTTGACAAACTTGTCCATCATCAGATACAATCCAGTCGTCTACAGAAGCGTGTCTCCAATCACTACATATAGTGACCGAAGGATGATATTCTCTAAACTCATTAACATCTTCAAATAGATATTTAGTTTCTCCGTTTACTGTTCTAGTTTTCATAATTTAACTATTTTTTCTCTTTGTCGTCAACATCTTTGTCTAATTCTGCAACAACGAAAGAAATATAGTTATTCAAAAGAAAGCGTTTTTCCATAAGGTCTTGCTCCATTTGCATCAAAGCAGCTCCTATTTGGTTAGCTCTTCTGTATTGAGCTATTGCCTCTTCCGATAATTCAGAAGGTAAAAACTCATACTCTTTTTCATTATGAACTAATTTCACTTTTTGTTCTTTTTCAGCCATTGTTTCTCCTATATTGGTCTTACTGTTGGACAAATGTACTCTTCTAGCTTTCTGTGTAACTTTTCTAGAATTACTACATCTGCAACATTGTGGTCATATATATACTTCATAGACTTCTCATCGCCCCATCTAGCTTTAGCCCAATGCTCAGGCAATACTCTTGTTTTTCCAGCAATACCAAAAAACTCTGTTGCTGCCATAAGAG